GACGCCTTGCTCTTCGTCGGCTGGCCTCCTGGGACGAGACCGGGGAGGGCCGGGTGAGACTCTGTGAGGGAACGGGTCGGACGACAACACGCGATAGCGTGTCAGGACTGACAACGGGGAGGGGGGGAGAGAGGAGCGGTGAGCTGGTGGGTGGAGACCGCTGCTGCTCGGCGTCAGCTAGTGGGTGGAGACCAGGGCCGGGATCGCAGGGGGGGCGGCAAGTCCCTGCTCCTGCGTGCTGGGTGCTCGCGCTTTGCACCACGCCCACGTATTAGTGCCGTTTGCAGGAAAGAGTGGAAGTTAGGGGGTGGGTGTTGGGGGTGTGTCTCTATCTTGTTTTCGGCACCCCCGCAGACCCCGCCAATCTAACCCCCCGGTGGGGCTTCGCCCGTTTGCCGCTCGAGCCGGGATCGGCCGGCCTCCGGCGAGCAGGATGCGGAGGTTGGCGACCGCCAGCGTCTCTGACTCAGCGCGCAGTTTTGCGAGATTGCGCGCGTCCTCCTTGCTCACCCTCACTTGCAGATCGTCAGCTTGTTAGGGGAGGCCGGGGCTGCTGATCGGGTCTTCCGGGCACTCGCTCGGGTGCGCCTGCACGTATTCGGCCGTGCAGACGTTGTCGCTGTGAGGGTGGGCGCCGCCGCGGAGCTCGGCGAGGCCACGCATCCCGGCCACCCAGATCGCCAGGAAGACGGCGAAGACCACCACGGCCAACACCTTCGCTGCAACATCCCCGTTGCGCTTCTGCTTCTTCACCGGAGGGATCGTAGGACACTACGGCGGGCGGTGCAACGAAAAGGGCGCCCGCAGGCGCCCTCGTCGTCCCTGTCACGGCGCCGTCGCTAGCGGGGGCGGAGCTTCGAGAGAAGCAGGCGCGCGCTGTTGAGGATGCCGTCGACGAGTAGGGAGAGGAGCAGGAGCACTAGCCGACCGGCTCCTCGTTCGCGCCGCCCTCGGCGCCGTCCTCGTCGCTGCCGCCGGTCTCTTCCTCGCCGGCGGGCTCGTCCTCGTTCGGGGTCTCCTCCGGGACGGGCTCGGTGTCGGCCTCCTGCTCGGGGGCCGGCGTCTCGCCGGGGGCGAGTGGGACTGCGTACTGGCCGCTCGGCGCCATCGCGTAGCGCTTGCCGTCGGCGTCCTTGAGGACGATGTCGTCGCCCTCGTAGTGCTTGTCGACCTCGATGGTCGTGCCGTCTTCGAGCTTGACCTCGAACACTGGCTCTCCTTCCGTCAGGCGGCCTTGGCCGCGTTGGTGTGAATGGCGAAGATGACGAACCCGATCGCCGCCATTTCCTTTGCGAGCTGGTTGAGCTCGTCCGGTGGCGCGCCGCGACGGGCCGCCGAGTCGAGTTCCCCCGCGATGGTCGCGGCCTGGCTGGTGAGGACCTCGAGGCTCTCCACTAGAACGGGATGTCGTCCGCGGCCGACGTGGCTCCCTCGGCGAGCGGCGGCTGTGCGGCGGCCTGCTCGGCGAGTGGTGCGACCTCGTCGTCCTTCTTGTAGAACGGGGCTCCGTCGCCTTCGTTCGCGACGACGACGATCTTCGAGCGCTTCCCCGCATCCGACTCCCAGCTCTGCTGCTCGAGCCGGCCCTGGATGGTGACGTGGTCGCCCTTCCGGACCTTGCGGCCGATCAGCTCGGCGAACTTGCCCCACGCCTCGACGTCGATGAACGAGACGTCGTCGACGTACTCATCGCCGGACTTGCGGCGACGGTTGACGGCGACGGCGAAGGCCGCCTTCGTCGTGCCGGAGTCGAACGTCCTGAGCTCCGGGTCGCGGGTCACGTTCCCGCTGATGGTGGCTGTGTTGACGTTGCTCACTGTCTGCGTGCTCCTTTCAGCCGAGCTCGAGCGCGGCGATGTTCTGCGTGTAGACGATGTACCCGCCGAGCCTTTGCCAGCGGGGCGGCCCCTGGATGAGCCGGTAGAGCTCCTGGTCGTTCGTGACTTCCGCGATCTGCGTTGAGAGCTCGCGGCCGTTCGTCAGGTGGATCACGAGCTTGGCCGGCGTCGGCGCGACGTAGTCGGGCGTGCGGCTCACGGCTGCGTGATCTTCCCCTGGTCGATCAGCTCTTGAAGGCGCTCGGGGTCGTCGAGCGCGATCGCGGCGATGCGGGCGTCGGGGTGGCACGTCCAGTCGTAGTTGACCTCCGCGTCCACGCCCTTCGCGGCTAGCCGGCGGGTGCGCTGCCGTTCCTGGGCCTTCGACATCTTCTTACGCTTTCCCATTTCGTTCTGTGGTGAACCCTACGTCAGTTGTCGGACGGTTCGGGTTACGAACCCTTCTCGAACCTCTCGAACCCTCAACACCTGATGCTGGAAGCTGCTAGATCGTGGAGCCGGGCCGAGGGCGAACTGCCCCCTTTCGGAGGAGCAGTTCACCGAGAGATGCTGGTTGGCTGTGAGTCGCCTCACCAGGCCTCGGCCCCGCAGCTTCACCGGATCGTTCCTGCATCCAGAGCGTGCCTCGGTCGTGCGTTATCACTCGCTGCGGTCTGCCGGCGGACGACGGGGACGGCTCAGGTCGGGGCCGCGTCGGCAGGGTGCCGGTCGCGACTCAGGGCCGCCCTCGTCGCCCGCCCACGGACGGGACAAAATCGAGGAGGTACACCTAGCGTCTTGCTGACGCCACGGCGCGCGTGGTCGGCGATCAACCCGGCACTACGCGCCCCGGAGCGTCAGCTTCGACACACTGACCGGCTGCTGAAAGTTCGCCGGCGGGAACCCGGTGCGGCCCTCGTGCTCTGCCGCTTCCCTGGCCGGCCGGTGTGTCGCTGCCGTGTGGCCCAGGGCTCTGCTGACACCCACCATACCGACAGCGCCGGACGAATCCCCTACAGTCAGTGTCCGGCGAGCGGGCTACTCTTGTTGTCGTGGAGCTACCCGATCGGAAGAGCGACTGTTCGGCCTGCCGGCGGCGCCCGACTGCTGAGGGTGGTTCCGGTTCCTGCCCCTTCTCTCCCTCGGTTCGACGCAGCTTCGCTCCCGTTGGCGAGTCGGACGACTGCCGCTACTTCGACGACACCGCGCGCCTGACCGGGTCGCAGCGGAGGAGCCTCGCGCTCCACCCGCAGGAGGCGGCGTTGTTCTAATGGCCGTCGTCGTCGTCAGGACGTCGCGCCGCTGCAAGTTCTGCACCCACCCGCGTCGGATGGAGATTGACGCGGAGCTCGAGATTCGCTCCAGGCTCAACGGTCAGCCCGACGATGCCGGGGTCGTCCACAACTGGGAGTACGTGAAGGGCCGGCTCCTGGAGCTGGGCGTCGAGAACCCGACGGAGGACAACGTCAAGAGCCACTGGGGCAACGAGTCGAAGCACTCGTACCCGGTGACGGAGGAAGAGGCCGCGATGGTGGCCGTCGAGGCGGGCAAGCTGACCGAGGAGCAGCTTGCGGTCGTCGAGCGCGTGCTCGGCCCGGACTGGCGTGAGGTCACGCCGACCGCCGAGCAGATTCTCGAGCTCCAGCGCGCGCTCTTCCCGTTCGAGCTCGTCGACCGGATCAAGGCCGGCAAGCCGCTCGGGATCACCTGGGATCAGGTCGACCGCGGCATCAACACGTCCACCCGGCGCAGCTCCGATGAGCGCGCGGCCGACCTCGTCAGCTCGCTCGCCGGCGCGATCGAGATGAGCGCGCAGACGGCCGGCAAGGCGATCGACGCGCTGGCCGGGGGAGAGGCGGACGGCGAGGTTGTGGAGGAAGCGGAAGTGGTGCCGGCGGGGGAGCTGGAGGCTCCCGGACCCTCGTGCATCTGCTACCCCGGAATGTGCCCGCAGGGCTGTGAGCCCGCGTGCCCTAGGTGCTCCGGTGGCTGAGCGGCGCGAGCAGACTCCGAGTCAGCGCGCGGCCGAGCTCGTCGCCGGCGATCGTCAGGACGCCTACGGGCATCCGTACCCGAATCACAAGCGCATCGCCGACTTCTGGACCGTGCGACTCCGCGACAAGCTTCTTCCCGGCGAGGTCATCGAGCCCCACGAGGTCGCCGCCTGTATGCGGTTGACCAAGGAGGCGCGGCTGATGAACACGCCTGGGCATCAGGACTCGATCGACGACATCGCGGGCTACGCGGATGTCGAGCACCTGATCTGGGGCTGGGATGGCTGAGCTCGGCACCGCCGTCGACCTTCGCGATGCCGAGGTCGCCTTCGGCACGTCGCACGAGGGCCGCATCCTTAAGCGCTGGGCGGCGAGCTCCAGGTACGCGGCCGGCGCGCGCGGCTACCTCAAGGGTGGGCGCTATGACGACTTCGACTTCGTCGTGTTCGGCGGCGACGGGCTCGTGATCTGCTACCTCGAGGTCAAGCTCCGGCGCTCGCCGCTTTCGCGCTTCGGCGACGTGATGTTTCCGGCCCGCAAGCACGACTTCGCCGTGATGGCGCGCTCGAAGCGGCGGACGCCGGTCGTGGCCGTCACCGAGTACGGCTGCGGCGCGCTAGTCGAGGTCGGCCTCTGGCAGGAGCCGGACGCCCGCCGCGACATCGTCCGCCGCGACCGGCCTGGCACCAACCCCGTCCCGCACGTCTTCTACGAGAAGGCGAAGATGAGGGTGCTGTCGGCGTGATCGGCAAGTTCGCGCGCCGGGCCGTGGTCGAGGCTACGCTGACCAAGATTGTCGGCGAGCTCGTTGTTGGTCTGGGCTCTACGATCCAGGCGGCCGGCAAGACGATCGAGTGCGCTGGGGATGCCTTCTTCCTCTTCGAGGCGGACGCCGCTCGCCGCTACAAGGCCGCGACTGGTTATGACCTCGGGGCCGCCTGTGGCTACCCGGAGCGCTATGAGGAGAAGGGCGACTTCGTCACCTATGGCGCCGGTGAGGACGACGACGAGGATGAGGACTGATGCTCGTCGGGACCGGCAAGGCTGCCGAGGCGAGCGCCGCGCTTGAGGCGCTTGCCCGCGGCCGGGATGACCACCAGTTCTTCTCGCGTGCGTTCCTGAACCGGACGCTGCACGACGGCCAGCTCGAGTACGTCGAGAACGCGAACGCGACGGTCAACTGCCTGGCGACCGCGAACCGCTACGGCAAGACGACGCTCCTCTCGCACCGGCACTTCCACAAGTGCGTCTACAAGATCGGCGGCGAGCCGCGCTACCTGCTCGACGACGGGTTGACGATGGACGCCAAGAAGTTCGCGCGCCTCCGCTACAACACGATCCACACCGGCCTGCTCTGGGAGACCGCCGCGCTGGTCTGGGACGAGGCGCACAAGATCATCAACGAGTCGCCTCGGCTCGAGGCCTTTATCAAGGAGCGGCCGAAGAGCAAGCCGCCTCACATCGAGTTCATCCACGGCTCGAAGTGGAAGTTCCGCACGCTCGGCCACAACGCCGAGGGCATCGACGGCAACAGCTTCTACCACATCTCGATCGACGAGGCCGGCTGGGCGGAGAACCTGGAGGAGATGATGCAGAACGTCATTCGCGTCCGGGTCGCCGACGTGCAGGGCACCATCGACATCGTCGGCACGTTCAAGCCTGGCGTCTCCAAGGACTTCTACAAGTTCTGCGTCCGTGCCTCTGCCTACACCGGCCGGGGCATCGGCTTCGATCACCGCGACGACTCCGCGGATGAGGCGCAGTCCGGTGGGCTCGACGCTTCGATCCGCCGCTACCTCCGCCAGTACGGGATCGACCTGGACGAGTTTGCCGATGCGCTGGGTGGCCGCTGATGGAGCGCCGCTACTGCCTTTGCTGCGCTGATCGCCCGATGTTCACGAACAAGGTCGAGGCGTACCTTCACGCTCGCTCTGCTCATCCTCTCCTGCTCCGTGACGGCGCCGACCCCGACGAGCTCTTCGAGGTTCGTGGCGGGGAGCCTGAGCCGTGGGTCGAGGAGCGCCGCGACGACCAGCAGGGGCCTTGGTACTGCCTCGGCTGCGAGACCCACGTCCAGCGGCTCGTGACGATGCGCGACCACTGGAACAGCCAGCACGGCCTCCCGCGCGAGCTCTGCGCGTTCGGCACGCACTACGTCGACGAGGAGGAGAAGATCCGGCGCAAGGGCGAGGCCGACCGCGAGCGTGAGCGCCAGATCGAGGCGTTCGGCCGGCGGATGCGGTCGCTCGTGGGGGTCAGCGACTTCCTCTTCGAGTGCCGGCCGTGATCGTCCGGCCCGAATACTACGTCCAGACGGGCTCGATGTTCGAGAACCCGCACGGCGTTCCGCACGACGAAATCGTGCGGATGATCGTCGACAACCCTCCGGAGGTCTCCGCGCAGACGGTCTTCGGCAAGTACGTCGAGAGCTCTGGCCTCGTCTTCACCGGCGAGCTGATCCAGATGATGATTGACCGCTCGCTCCCGCGCGTGCAGGGCAACTACTACGTCGACCTCGAGGCCGCCGACCAGGCGCGGGCCTGGGCGTTGTCGCACGACGGCTGGTGGGGCAACCGCTTCCACGCCGGCGTCGACTTCGCGCGTCAGACCGACTTCACGGTGATTTCCGTGATCGACACCCTCACGCTTCCCGCCCGGCTCGTCTACTTCAAGCGCCTGAACCGCGTCCCTTGGGACTCGATCTACGCCGAGGTCGGGCGCGCGCGCGAGCTCTTCGGCCCCAACATTCTCTGCGACTCGACCGGCCCCGGCGGCGACGTCGCGATGGACGCGCTCGAGTCGTCGCTCTTCTGCACGCAGCACCGCAAGGTTGTCAGGGTCGCCTCGCCGATCTGTGCGGACGAGCACGGCGAGCCCCTGGCGCACTCGCCGGGGCAGTCGTTCCTCCCGCTTTCGTGCTGCGAGGGCTACGCCTTCTCGAACTCGACGAAGAAGCAGCTCGTCGACCACCTGCGTCTCGTCCTGTCAGCCGGGTATGATTCTCGTACACCCGATGTCGCATTTGGGAACCTACGCACCCCGCCGATCGTGCAGCTCGAGGAAGAGCTGTCCTTCTATGCCTGGGAGGACCGCAAGCTCCAGACGGACTGCCTCTTCTCGCTCGCCCTTGCCTGCTGGTCTGGGCTCGAGCAGGAGGTTGGCGACATTGCTCTCGGGTCTCCCTACGGTGGGTAGCTAGTGCAGCTCCCGACCTTTCGCTCGCGCGGCGTGCCCGACGACATCGCCGGGCTCAAGGCGGAGTTCGAGGCGCTTCGGAACGCCGACGCCCCGCGTCTCCAGCGCTACCACGACTACCGCTGCGAGAACGAGGCGGCGCGCGATGCCGACGTCCAGCAGCTCCGCGGCGGCGACGACGACTACGGCCAGCGCAAGCAGCGCCCGCCCGTCCGCCACTCGATCCCGCTTCCCTTCGGCCAGGCGATGACGGTCAAGCACTCCTACCGGCTCGCCGGCCGGCTCCCGGAGGTCGTGGTCGACCGCCGTGAGGAGTCGCCGCAGGAGCGCTACCGCTCGAACACGATGGAGAAGATGGTCTGGGGGATGATCCGCGAGTCCAGGGGCGAGGTTCAGTTCGCGGACGCCGCCTGGGACGGCTCTCAGATCGGTGCGAGCTGCTTTCAGGTTCGCTTCGACATCCGCAAGCAGATGCCGGTGTTCAACGCGCTCGATCCCGCCGGCGTCGTCGTCGTCGAGGGCCTGGACGACCCGCATCAGTTCCAGCGCTTCTACCGCTTCTGGCAGGTTCCGAAGGCCACCTTCCAGGCGACCTACCGGAACAAGACCTTCCGCGATGAGCTGGTCGATGTCGGCCGCTGCACGGTCGATAGGGTCACGATCGTCGACTGCGCGGACGATCAGACCTACACGCGCTTCGCTCTCGAGGACGGCATCGGCCTCGACGAGCGCACCCACGGCTACGGCTTCGTCCCCTACGTCGTCGTCCCGAACCTCGGGCCAGAGCGCAAGGTCTGGGGCTGGGCCGACTACGAGTTCGTCCGGGCGCTGATCCAGTACCTTCCCCGCCTCTTCTCCCGCGAGGCCGACATTCTGCGCGCCGTCTCGAATGGCGCCTACCTGGAGAAGGGCACCGGCCAGAGCCCGGCCGCGATCAAGGACGCGATCGGCAAGGGCTCCGTGATCCCGTCGCGCAAGGACGGCTCGGTCGAGCCCGTCCCGCCGCCGGACGTGCCGGCCTTCGCCGAGGCGCACGCCGATCGCGGCCTCCAGATGCTCAAGATGCTCGGGTTCACGCCCGATGCCTCCTGGGGCGAGGGCCTGACGACCTCGGGCTCGGCGCTCAACGTCCAGCTCGCGCCGGCCACCGAGCTCGCCGCGATGAAGCAGCTCAATTGGGGCGCCGGCCTCTCGCGCCTGTTCGGAATGGCCTTCCGGATGGTCGAGGCGAGGCAGACCGGCACCGCGCGCTACCGCGGCCAGGTCATCAAGGGCGGCCAGCGCCAGCCGTTCAACCTCTCGATCGGCCCCGACCTTCCGCCGGCGGAGCTCAGCAACCCGGCCTACGATCCGGCGGCGACTGACGGCACCGCGGCCGACGAGTTCATCGACGTCCCGCAGAGCCCGGCCGAGCTCTTCGACGGCGACTACGACGCGCGCTTCCAGTGGAACCCGGCCGACCCGAACGATCCGGCCTACATCCTCGCCGAGCTCAACAAGTTCCAGCAGGGCGCGCAGTCGCTCCAGAGCACGCTTGAGCACCTGGGCTGCCAGTCGCCGGAGGATGAGATGAAGCTGATCGAGCAGGAGGCCGAGCGCTTCCCCTGGCTCCGCAGCGGCCAGATCGCCCTCGTCAAGGCGCAGCTCGCCAGTCAGGGTGGCGGCGGTACCGGCCAGGGCGACGGTGGCGGCCCCGACGTGAGCGCCGCGACCGGCCTCGACCAGGGCCTCCAGACTCTCCTCAGTCCGAACGGGGGCGACGGTCTTACGGCCGATGCCGGCGCGACCGCGCTCAACGGCCCCGTCTCCGGCCCGCTGTACGGCGGGAAGTAGACCGTGCCGACCGGGGAGAGGTTCCTCGGCAAGGGGCACCAGCCCCGCGGCTCGAAGCCGAAGCCGCCGCGCTCGGGTGAGGACGTCCGGCTCCGCAATCCGCCGAAGCCGCCTCCGAAGCCGCCGCGTCTGCCGAAGGCTCCGCCTCCTCCCGCTGCCGACCAGCATCATCACCTTCCCCCTCCGCCTCCTGCCTGGGTTCTCCAGCGCCAGCGGCTCCTCAAGGCCGCCGGCTACGCGATCAAGGTCGACGGGCGATGGGGGCCGCGCTCGCAGCACTTCTGGAGCGCGTACTCGCGTGGCCTGAAGCCCGGCCGCGTGCCGACCGCGCACCCGCCGCTGCCGGCCGCCGTGACGCAGCTCCAGCAGCAGATTGCGCGCTCGAAGGTGAAGCCTGAGCCGGCCGTGCTCCCGCCCGCGCACAAGGCCCGCGCCGAGGCCGCCCTTGCCTCCGGGCCGCCTTTGCGAAACGATGGTGGCGCCGGGGTGCGCGCTGAGGTAGCTACCGACCTCGCCGTGCGGCGTGAGGTTCGGCAGGCGC